CTGTTTCAATTGAAGTAGTTGTCCATCCGTCTGAATTTAATGTTTTCCCTTGAGTTCCTTCATAAGAAATAGTTTTAAAGTTTTTAACTACTGAAGGTTCGTTGTTAAATATAAATTTTACAGAAGAATCATACTGAGACCCATAAAAATTATTTCTACCGCTAGAGTGATGTTTCCAAAGTTGAGAGCTATTAAATGTAAAATAATCTCCATTTAAATATACCCCACTTTCAGGAACAAAACTAAGCCTTGTAGTCCATCCGTCTACAGTTTCAGAAAAAGCTAAACTTTCATCTCCTTTAAAAGATAAAACATATTGTCTTGTCTGTATATCATATGATCCAATTATAAGGCTGTTATGGGCTTTTAATTTATCTCTAAAATATGAATTCATATTCTTACTAGATAGCAGAGTTAAACCGTCCCTAGATAGTCTTAAAACAGCTCCTCTTGCCTTATCGGTAAAGTATGCTTGATAGCCATAATAAGTAAACGATTCTGGATTTTTTGAAATACCAAATTCACCACCATATGGCACAGCTTGACCAAGTACATTATTAGAAGAAACCACATTAGTAGATCCATCTGCATTATACAATGAATCTTTATCCGCTTGTATTCTAAGGATTTTATCTTCGCATAGAGCTATAACGTCAGTATCTCTAGTATGCAATAGTTGGATTGATCCGTATTCGGGATCTAAATCTTTTGTAATAGGTTCCGCTGCGGAAAATTGATTTAATCTGTTAACTGAGTTTCTTGAATTATATAATCCAGACCATATTAAACCCTGACTATTTCTTGATCTTTTATATTGTTCTGCTAGAACAGTTGAAACTCTAACTTGCTTGTCCATTTGAACAGCATTGTAATCATCTCTAATTCTATTAGATTCTACGCCGTTTTGAAAATTGTAACAATTAAAGTATCTTAATACTTGTATATTAGTATTTCCGTAATTTGCTATTGGAAACGATTCTTCTGTTTCATAATATATATCTAAGAAACCTTCGGTTGATTCTGTTTCAAAAACAGCAGGATCAATGTTACCCGCTTCTTCCCCCTCAACAGGCAAAATTGCAACTGTATTTAGTTGATCGTAATAAAATCCTAGTGATTGAGCAATCGCCCATTTAGTATATATTGTTCTTGCAAACCCATCTGAATATGTATAAGTCCCTGCATTATACCATTTGTAATTAGTATTAGTTCCGTCCACAGTGACAGCCCCTGAAGTTATATCTTCCGTAACTAATGTTCCTTGGGGATTACTAAAAGATGCTCCAGTGCCAAAACCGTTTTGCGTAAACACGGCAACATTTCCAGCGCTTGAAACTTCTGAAAAATAAAAATCTTTTTCATCATACCCACCGCCTGAGTTATATACTCTATATTCACCTAAATAGATTCCAGAAGGATAAGAAGCTGTGCCAAAGTTGTTTTCAGTAATCTCCTCAGCAACAGCGTTATTAGCAACATTAGCTTGATATAAATCATACAATATTCCGTCAATGTCTTCTAGCTTTACAAAAAACCTACCAGAAGTGTCATAATTTTCGTAATCAAAATTTGTTACTGCTTCAACAGCTGTAGGGTCTGATGGCGCAACTCCAATAAAATCAGGGGCGCTAGATTCTACGGCTAATGTTTTAAATTTTGCTAAAGGGTTAGCAATTGGTATTGAAGAATTTTGACCTTTTTTTAATAGTAAGAAATCGCCCTCATTAAATTTATTTATTTCAGTAGAAGGCATTGCCATCCAAACCTCGCTACTTGACAGCTTTTCAGGATTTGGAAAAATAGATTCAGCAATTACATTATAGTATTCTCCAGCAGTGTCTTTTATAAAATATTTAAATTTATGAAAAGCGCCTATAGCTTCATTTGACAAAGTATCAGTCATCTCAACAGTAAATTGTTGTGGAGCATTCATTTGCTCGAGATTACCGAAAGGAACATTTATAGATCCAGATCTATTAGATATAACCGGCGTTTGTCTTCCGTATATATCTTCAAATACAACACCAAATTGATATGTTCTATCTGATTTTATATGTTTTCTATTGCCTCCCCTACCTTGCAGAACAATGTTAAACTCTGGTTTTATTCCTGCTGTATTTTCTCCAATCTCATAATTACCAAAAATTAATCTATTAGAGCTTATTTCAACAGCTTTAGCTTTTAAAGGCACAGCATCCCATAATCTTAATAATTGATCGCTTGCTACTATGGAGTATATTTGTTCACTTGTTAATTCGTAAGTTTCTGGAAAATCTCCAATAGCCAATGTTTCAACTACATAAATAGATTGATCATCAGATTTTTTCATTAAAACATCAATAGACTCTATATTATTAACAGAGGTGTCAATGTTTTTTAAAGAAATTGAAGCTACCGTGTTTTCCATTCCGGTATTGTAACCTTTCTTAGCGTTAAACTCAAAAGTTCCAGGTAAAAAAGCAACTTCCGAAAATGGCGAAAATATAGAGTACTGACCGTTTTTAAATTTCCATCTATAAGCAAACCTTACAAACTTTAATTCGAATAAAGGATCAGCGTTTTCAACTCCGCCAGAATTACTTAGTATTAGCGTAGGAGCATTAGCTGGTTTTTTCTTTATAAGAACTACATCTTCTGTAGTTAAATCTTGCCAAACACCATTATCTAAGATTTGTGTATGTGTAGTTGATGGATTTGGCCTAACGTTATTACTATTGAAATATTCAATATCAATTACATATGGCTCATTTATATTATCTGTTATAGCTAACTGCTGCTCAAAAATAGCAACACCTGTAATTAAGTTATTGCCAAAATTAAACACTACATTGCCAATGTCTTTTATAAGAACCTCAACGGTGGATCCATCGTAGTATAGTATATAGCTTGCAGCATCATCTTTAACAATCCAGTATATTCTTTCAGTAGAAGTATCTACTGCGTTAGCAATTAATATAGGGTTAGCAAATGTTAAGCCAGAAGCTATTTGAGAATTCCCAATAATATTTTGTATAGCCCCAGCGTCATTACCATCAGTACTTGCTAATTGTATATTAAGAGCGTCTCTGTATTCACCATTTGGTATTAAACGTTCATCTAGGTCTTGATTCATTCGACCCGCGTTGAATAGGTGCTTAATTTCTGGCATTTAATTAGTGTTTAATTTGTTTGCTCTTACCTCTCATTACCTGAGTAAGTTCTTTTAATTTTAAATTTGAAAGACGTAGCTTAGCGTTACGCAAAGTGGCTCTTCTCTCTTTTTTAAATCTATTTACAATGTATTCTGGCATATTTGCTTTAGAAGCAATAATTGCGTGAGCTATATGCTTATAAATAGCCTCTTCCGCTAACTTGTGTACTTTCATTTCTTTGTCAGTGCCTAGTCCGTCAGAAATATATTTTATTGTAATTACTTTACCAGACAGGTTGCTGCTAAATCCAAATTGACCATTTAGTTCATCAATAACAAAAACACCGTTAACTTGAGTAGTTTCTGGGTTAGACCCATATCTTCTACCTAGCCCTATAACACTATTGTTATGATCAGCATTTGAAAAGAAATAGTCATCATTATTAGATAGACCTATTGTATCATTCGTTTCAACACCTTTAAAATTTTCTACAGCAATAGAAGAACCAGTTAATAGGCTATCGTCATTGTCGTATAAGTAATTAGTTTCATCATCTTGCAATATAGCTTGCGATGGTCTTGATGTATCGTTGCTAGGATATATTATTCTTTCTAATCCATTTCCATCTATCCAAGCAAGCTGCACATACCCAACATAGTCTTGGGGCATCGGTATAGTTAGCGCAGGGCCAACTTCAACTTCCTGTATTTTTTCTATTCTGGAAATGTCGTAGCTAAATTCTTGTATTGCTCTTTTAGCATGAAACATAACGTCTAACTGCTTTGCTGTAGTTATTATCTTGTCGTCTCCAACATAAGAAACCATAAAGTTAGCTATAATATCTTCTAATGAAATATATCTATAGCTTCCGTGCTTTTGGTTGTCTAATACTATTTTAACTTCTGTACCATCAACAGGCGCTATAGAAAAAGTAATTACACCCGTATTGTAAGTGTAATTGCTATCATCTATTTCTTCGCCGTCAATAAATACAACAAAATCTGTAATAAGACTTGGCAATGGATCAAACGTTACTGTAAAGGCAGTTGTAGAGCCATTTGCTATAAATATTTCTGATAGGCTATAATACTGCCTTGCTGTTTGATTTATAAGTCCCATTTATTAAGATTTTTCTTGAGTTATTTTTTTAGTTTCTTTTGCATCTGCAACCTGCGATACACTAGGATCTTTTATTGTTAATCCAGCATACATTAATACTTTAAGAACTAAAGTTGTTTCGTCGGACTCATGTAATTCAAAGTCTTGAGAATTGCCTGCGTTGTAAAGAGCGTTGTTGTTTACATTAGTATACGCCCATTCTACTTTTATAGGCTTTTTTACATATGTACAGCTTACACCAGATGTAATTGTAGAGGGGTATAATGTAGCACCCCAGGACGCATTAGCGTTTTGAATGTAAACAGGTGATGTAGTGGATGGTTGAGTTAGCTTAGAGCTTTGATAATCAAGCAATTGCTTTATATCTACTTTTTCAACCTCAGTTCCGTTGTATATAACGGTACCTATTTTGTGCAAGTCAGATGGAAATGCAAACGCTCCAGAAGAGTAAGAAAGATTTCCATATGTTTTAAACTTGCTAATTTTTTCATCAACAAGATTGTACAGCTGAGCGTATTCTGTGTTATTATCTTTTAATCTCATATATTGATTAAGATCAAAAAAATATTGCTCAAATATTTCTAATTGAGCTTGATTTGCAAAAAGATTAAACTCTTGCGGTGATAAATAACCTCTTTGCTCTTTATTTAAAATAGCAAGAACTCTTTGGTAAACTGTATCTATACTTATCATGTTGTTTATTGTTATTTATATTAGTTAGGCCACGTTTAAGCGGCCTAACCTCTATAAAATATTACGTGTTATTTAAGCCTTTTTTCAACAGATTGAAAAACTTCTACGCCTTCATCTGTTTTAAAGTAAGCTGCTAACGCCGAGTATGGATTTTCATCAAATGGTACAGTAATTAACTTTCTTCCTGTTGATGCCCAACTAAAGGTTCTGTTGTCATCTGATAAATTAATAATCCTTTGTTCTACCGACTTAATAGCTAAGTTTCTAATATTTATGTTTTCGTCATTAACCAATTCTAAGAACAAAATAGGATCTTTCTTAGCAAATAGCAATAAATCCCTTTTAAGCTCCTTAGAACTCATATCTGACACCCTAGATCCGACCTCAGTACGCAATATTGCTTCTGCTTGATCAATATCTATAGAACGAGCTGCCATTAAAGCATCTAATTCTAATTCTAAAAAGTCTAATTCGTCTTCAGCATCTTCTTCAGCATCAAACTCTTCAAACAATTTACCTTTTTGAGGGTGATATAATGATAATAGTTTTTGTAACGTTTGTTTCTCTTTTGGTACTACCAATGTTCCATCAGTAAATACAATATGACCTAATCTTGCTGGTCCTTGAAATTCATCAACAAATGGTGTTTTTTGATTTAAAGTATACTTGATTTCTCTTTCGTATCCTTTTTCCTCATCAAACCAGTAAATTCCTTTACTTCTTATTGTATATGTTAATGCGTTTCTACCGCCTTTTAAATAGTATGTGCGGTCTTTAACTTCCCAAAAATTCTTTTTTGGTTTTGGTCCTTCTTTAACAACAACCTTTTCGATTGGTGCTTCTAAAACTTCTGCTATAACTTCAGTATCTCTTGGTACAGAAGTAGATTTTTTTGGTGTGACTTGTTTTGCCATGATATAATATAATTAAAAAGTGTATAAAAGTAAGAAATACCCCCGTCAGTTCAACGAGGGTAAATCCTACAAAGTTATGTTAGTTTAAGATCATGAAGTTATTAGCTCCTTGAACTACTAAACATCTTTCAGATAAGTAGTGTACTTCCATTGCATCAAGATCAGATGTGAAAGCTCCTCCAACTGAACCAGTTGTCCAAGATTTCATTTTTCTGTCATCGGCCTCAGAAGCTCTGTAACGTACGTGTAAGAATGGTCTTTTGATGTTCTTACCTAATACTTTGTCATAAACAGTAGAAGTTCCAGCAGGTACTAAAACCCCTCTGATGTCTGTAACAAGTCCTCTAGTAGTAGCATCGTTTAAGTATTTCCAGTCAGTTTTGTAGAAGTCGTAAGAACCTCTTCTGAATCCAGAGAAACCTAAGTTAAGCGCCATATCTTCGCTGTTAGAGAATACTCCGTAAGAAGTACCACCTGCACCGTAAGAGTTTTGAGCAGCAAGCATATCATCAATGTTCAAAGAAACTTCTCTGTTTAAGAAAAGCATGTTCTCTTCAATTGCTCCTTGCTTGTCTAATTTCTTAAGGATTTCGTCAAAGTCAGATAAATCTTCTGCAGCAGAAGAACCATCAACACCGGCAGTTACGTGCCCTCTATCTTGGATAGCAGCAAATAAACCTTCAGTTCCTTTAACACCAGCAACAGCAGCTCCAGATAATGCAGCAGCATTTTCTCCTTCAACAACAGCCATTTCTAAGTAGTCTTCGAAACGAGTTCTTGTGTCTCCTTCAGCTTTCAAATACCATAAGTATCCAGATTGTCCAGATTCTCCAGTAATTTCAACCCATCCAATTTGTGATGCATCAGATCCAGATACTTCGTATTTGTCTTTGATGATGATTGGTTGGTTTGTGAAACTTGCAAAAGATGGAGTAACAGCTCCTGACATTCCAGAAGTTCCTTTGTTGAACTCAGCGCCAAATACAAATAAGCTTACAGAACCGTCAGCAAAATCTGTGTCAGTTGAGAATGCAGCTTTGTCATATCTTTTAGCTGTAATAGTAGTTGCGGTTACTGCAGATACAAATGCTTTAACAGTTGTAGTTCCATCAGAAACAACAATAGTTTGGTTAGCACGTACGGCGTGTCCTGCAGATACAGTGATAACACCAGTTGAAGCAACTAATGCAGCTCCTTCATAAGAAAGGTGTAATCTTCCTTGCTCTGACCATACTACTTGATCAGAAGTCATTGGCATTTCAGCACCTACCATACGTAAGAAAGAAGAAACAGTACGGTCACCGTATCTTTCAACTTCTGCTTCGTATAATTCTGGTAAAAACTGCTGAGACCAGTCATTGTCACCTCCTGTAAAAGAAAGGTAGTTTGTTGCTAATGTTTGTTTTTTTGGTGCAGGAACCGCGTTTAAGTTTGGTCCTCCAGTTGGAATAATTGTGCTCATTTTAAATTTTTTAAATGTTTATTTTCTAAGTTTAATTTTTAACTTAGAGCTGTCGTCACCAGTTATGGCTCTTACTCTCATTCCTCCGGTTTCTATAACACCCGTTCCAGTTTTTCTAGGATCCATGTTTACATTCTTGGAATCCCTTGAAATTTCTTTAATGGCATCGGCTTTACCCTGTTCGTAAAAGTGAGTTGCTAAACTGTCAGCGTTGTTTGCAGCAAAAATAGCCTTGTGGTACCCAGTAGCGTCAGAGATCATATTATTTTCGTCTAAGAACTTACTTATGACATTATTAAGATCGCTTTGTACTTCTTTTGTTTTAGCCACATCATTAACTTTAAACCTGTATTTGTTGCTCCCAACTTTGAAATCAAAACCTTTGAATTCTTCGTTAAAAACTTTTTCGGTTTGTTGTTTAAAATGATTAAACTGTTTTTCCTGAATCTGCTGTACTTCAGATTGCTCTTTGTTATATCGATTAAAAAAGTCTATTGCTTTTTGTTGCTCCGGAGCCAACTTTGAACTCAACTTGACTTCATCGTAGTATTTGCTCTTTTGAGTTTCTAAAAAGCTTTTAGCTTTTGCAACCTCTTCTTTATATGCGAGTTTTTTTCTTCGGATGTCTCGCTCCTCATCTAAATCTTCGTCAAATTCAAAATTGTCTTCAATTAAGAAATCAATTTCTTCTTGATCTAAATGTGATTTAGTTTGTTTGTAATATTCTTTTAATAATGCGTCGGAATCAACATTTGAAAAATCTTTGTTTAAATTAACATAGTCTTCTAATGTACCCCCTGTTTCATTCATAAAGTCTACAACTTTTTGAATATTTTCAGGAAGTTCAATTCCAGTGTTTTTTAATTCTTGAAGGACCTCTTTTTCTGTTACTTGTTCTTCTTCAACAGCTTTAGGTTCTTCTGTGTCTTCAATTAATTCTAAAGCAGATTCCTCTACTTCTTCATTAACTTCTTGCAATTTTTCTTCGGTTTGATCATCGGCTTCGCCTTGCTCATCCCTTTGCTCTTCTTGTTGTACGGCATTTTCTTGCGTTTTAGGTTTGCTTAAATCTACTTTGTAGACTCCGTCATCAGCTTTTGTATCTACTCCAGCTGCTTCGAGAACTTGTGTTTCTTTTTCTGCTGCTGTTGGTGTTTCATCAACAACAACTTTTGCGGTTTCTTCTGACATGATATGATATTATATAAGTTATGCAGTATGATTTTATCTTGGCTCAAACTGCCCTAAGCCAAATCCTCCTAGTGTATCAAATCCTGCGGATTCAAAATCTTTTGGAGCTTTATTGTTTTTTCTTTGATCTATTAATTCTGATTGCTGAGAAGCCTGTAGTTTTGTTCTTTTATCTTTACGATCTTCCTTATACTTCTCTTTATCATTAATCACTTGTAAATCCATCTGCTTAAGATCCTTATTAAGCTCATACTCATATTGCATAAGCTGTTTCTTAATTTCAGCCTCTTTTTCTAACATCTGCGCTTTTAATTCGTATTCTGCTGATGTAAGTTGAATTTTAGATTGCGTAATAGCTTGATTTTTTTGAACGTCTGCTTGTGCAGCGGCTTGTGCAGCTTGCGCGTTTGACTGCGATTGCATTTGGATGTTCTCTTGTTGTAACTGCCTGTCTTGATCAAATTTCTTTTTACGTCTTACTTTTAATAATTGATTAGCTAACTTTAAGTTTTTAACTTCTCTAATGTCAATAGCATCTTCTAAGTATATTTGCTCTTTAGACAATGCCATCTGAATATTGTTTTCAAGTAATTGCTTCTCTTCGTCATCTGGCGATAACTCTAAGAATATACCAAAATCGTGCAAGTGAAGTTTTGAAATTTCCTCAAGCGTACCAACATTAAATCTACCAATGCTCTGAATAAAGTTATTCCTTGTATTTGAATTTTCAAGAACATCAGATATTCTAAGTGATATAGCTTCTGCGGTTTTTAATGTTAAATATAAACCAGCTTGCATTATATGTCTAGTAGCAGTGTTTGAATTTGCTGCCGCAAGTTTTTGTAATCCTACTAAAGCATTTGAATCAGGGGTAGAACCGTCTCTTGCTTCGTTTAATCCTGTTACATCTCTTATCATTTGCAGATAGTAGTTGTATGAATTAATTAAGCTTGATATTTTACCGCCAGCGGAAGAAGTTTGCAATTCTTGAATAGGTACTTTACCATTATTAAAGTCCCCATCTTGTGTCATGGACCTACCAATAACCGAACCAGTTTGGAAATACATATTTAATGCTTCCTGCGGGCTGTAATTTGTTCCGTTGCCTAAATCTATTTCGGATAGTCCATCGGCATCTAAATAAACACCGTCTGGCACCATTCTTGAAAGTACTTGTTGCAGTTTTAAATGCGTAATTTGAATCATATCTGCAAACGTAGTCATTCTACTTACTAATGACTCGATTTGACCTTTATACATTCTAGGGGCTACAATGTTGTAACTCATTTGAACTTTAGTAGTATCGGTCTTTGGTCTTGTCATATTCTCAGCAAGCTTCCATTCAAGTAATTTATTAGAACCAATAACTTTAGCTCCATTATATAATACTTCAATAGATCTATTTACTTTTTCAAATCTTGCTCTATCATCTTTAGGTGGATTAAAAGAATCGTCTTTTTTAATAGCCTTTAAAGCACCTGATGCTGTTTCTTTAACTTTGTATACTTGGTTCTTAAAAGTTTTCCATTCAAAGTATAATACGTATACATATGATTTATCCTGAACGTCAGCTGCAGCATAAGACTTATTGTACATTAAAGATCCTGAACCAGTACCTTCAATTTCTTCTAAATCTTTTTGAGTTAACTCAGGATATTCTTTTTTAAGATCAGTTAAACTAACCCTTCTAACTTCACCAACATAATATATGTCATCAAAATAAGGCGACTCAGTGTATGAATAAACAATATCTGCAGGATCTACATATTTGATTGTAATTCCTTCGGCAGTGTTAAAACTGTTTTTAGAACAAGCCATACCTATAACAGCAATGTCATAGTCTAACCTTTTCTTTAATAGCTCGTATTTGTTATGGTCGAAAACATTGTTTAAAGCTTCCTCTGAGGCAATCTCAATTGCTTGCTTGTAAGTAAGCTGCATATGAAGATTAAGTTCTTCTTCAGTTTCAGGAATGTCTTTCTTAGCATTTTCTCTTACGTTAAGACCAAGCTGCGCTTCTATTTGATCAGATATTTCGCGAGATTGCATATCTCTAACTAAAGACTCTACATACTCAGTTCTTTTCTGAATAGAATTAGGGTCTTGAGAGTATGCTTTAATATCATATGCTCTTTCGCCAATACCATTAACAACTATGTCCACAAACTTAGGAATAATGGGTACAGGCTTCCAATCTAAATTAAGATAAGATAGATCACCATTAATAGATAATTCATCCTTATACTTTTGTATTGATTGTTCTCCTCTAGCATATAAGCGTAGTCTGTGAAAGTTGTCTCTGTTCGCGTAATAGCGTGCAGTTCCTGAATCTCTTTTAAACCATTCCGATTCAATAGCCCTAGCAATTTCTAAACCGTACAGCTTAGATGCTTTTTCTGAATCTGAAACCGCTTGGCTCGGGAATACACCTCTTGGTAATACTTTTGACATCTATTTTATTATTTTTGAAAATGCTCCTTTATTATCATACCTCGTAAATCCAAAGTTTAACTTTGTACTCGTTTTTGTTGACTGAGGCATATATTTATGTCTGTTGCAAGCCATTATAGCTAATCCAGAACTTATAGCGGCATCAAATGCCGTTCTCTTATTTATATCAAACTTAGCCCAGTCGTTTAGGGTTCTATTAAAATATAATGTTCCGTAGTTGCCGTTTTCAAAGACCCCTACATAATCCTGTATATATGTTTCAATTGCAGCCGCATGAGCTTGCTTTATATCTTCAGAAGAGTTTGGTATACCACCAATTTCTTTTTCAGCAGGCGATAGCTTTGCAGCTAGCTTATCTGGTCTATTCATTGAAAAACCTCTATAACCTCTTCTTTTTATATAATACAGCAATCTAGGCTTGTTATTCTCCGCTAGTATTGGCATACCATAAAATATTAATGCCATCAATACGTCTTCAAAAAATATCTCAGCTGTTTGAGGTCTTGCAATATATTCTAAAAAGAAATGATGCGGCGGAACTCCTTCTGTCATAGAAAAAGTTGTTAACCCATGCAAAGCTCCTTTAGAACCCCTCCCATCTGTTGTACCAGATATATCGTAACTATCACAACCAAAGGCTCCTAAGTCGCTATTTCCTGGCGCTTTAGTACCATTTTTTATTATTACACAGTTTTGAAGGTTTAAAGGCGGAATCCAGGATATATTAAACCTACCGTTTTTATCTGGGTAAAATATAACCTTAGTGTCTTTTATGCCATTCTCCCAAGCAAAGTTTCCTTTTGTGACTACATTAGAAACACCAATGCCTTCGTTGTAATCTATTTGGTCGTATATTTTTGTTAAATTAAAGATGGAGTTTTTAGCTTCATCTCTAAAAGCATGCTCTGTTGTTCTAGGAAACTGTCTGTAAAATTCATTTAAACCATCTTGATCAGACTTCAAACCTTCTACTTCATTTTCCCAGTGGTCTATAACACCTACTTCTATTTTGTCGCCGTAAGGGCCGTCAACTGGTTCTGCAGGCGTATTGAAGACAGGTAATCCATAAGTATCAATGAATCCTTCGTAGTTCCACTCCATAGGAATGAACAAAGAATATAATCCTGAGCTAGTCTGTCCATTGCGGTTTCTTTTTGTAACGTCTGATGCTTCATATAATTTTTTAAAATTATCTCCTCCTTTATCTAAAGAATTTGAAGTAGATCCCATCATACATTTACCTATGATTCTACTACCTAATCTCAAACAAGTTTTTGTAACCCTCCAGTTATTTAATATATTGTTTGGCTTTTCCCATTTGCCGCTTTCATCATGTACTAAAAGTCTGAGCTTTTCACCGTCGTAGGAGTTATCACCGGTGTTCTTCCAGTCGATGGTCGTATCAAGTCCCTGTAATTGACCTTTGGTATCCGTGGTTTTAGCGATGGACTTTCTTGTAAGCTTGGAGGCTGGTACTCTAAAGGCGATTTCCGTTTTTGGCCTGTCCATTCCGTCCTGGATTGGTTTGAAAAAAAACGGGTAGTTGATTGATATTGGTACCACCTTATCTGTAAACATCTTCTTAGCATCTGCACCTGATTTGGATAAGATCCCGAATCTAGCATCAGAAGATATTGTTGCCAAATTAACCGTTGCTCCGCTTGCCATGAAACTAAAACCGGACCGTCTATTCTTAAGGTAGCACATTCCGAAACACCTATTGTCGGCCTGACAAGCTTCCCAGAATAAGAAGAATAATCTATTTGCTTCCCTAAAGTCTGGCTGCCCAACATCAATTTTGGTCCACTGCAAGTACATGTAATGGGTACCAGTAATATAAGTAGGCACTTTTTTATTAATAAACCAATGCCCTTCTTCCCTTCGCGTAAATTCATTTTCAATATATCCAACCCATTTGCTTTTAAATTCACTAGAATAAGATTCCCAATCAAATATTGTTTTAATATTTTTAAGTTCTTTAGGATATTCAGACGGAGTCCATTTGCCTCCTGTATCCTCAACTTCTTTAGGAATCTTAGGTAATGCTATCTTTAGGTTTTGGATCTCATATATCTCTCCTATTTGACCCGTATGACCTATAACAATCACGTCGTGCTCTTTATCATACCCATATTTCCAATATTTAGCTTTGTTAAGTCTATTTATTGTGGTATGCTTGATAGGCTCTATAATTTTAAATAATGACTGCTCGTACATTACTTACTCCTTCTTTCAGCAAACCCAGAAAATGCAATCTCTACATCTTCTTTTGGTTTGTTTTCTAAAATATTTTTTTCGTCTTCAATCCTATTAAGTATTTCAAACGCATCAAATATTGCTAATTTCTTTGTTGCCGCAGCATTCTTTAAGCGATCTGCACTAATGTCATCATCTGAATCTATAATTTGCTCACGAGCAACCTTTATTAATTCTTCAACAGCCTTATAGCCAGCTGTTATGATATTCTCTTTCATTTCCTTCGCGGTCATAGTGTATTGAAATTGATTTAAGTGGTACTCTATATAGTCTATTTCCGTCTATTATAAACTCATACTCCGAGTGCGGAGTGAATCCAACAACTTGTTCTTTTAAAACAAATCCTGAATTGTCGGTATATTTAACAATACCTTTTAACGGCTCTTCTACATCTGTAGACATCAAACCTTTAACTTCTTTTATTATTGGGGCTACAAAACAATAGCCGTGTATAGCAAACCATTCTTCGCTTTGCTTGTGCAAGAATATTTGATCCATACCACAGAAATAAGTGTCTTCTTTAAAGAAACTCTTGCTGTTTTTTTCTACGCCATGTATGTCATAAAACCTTCTAAATATATTATGATGGACTATTAATTCATCGCCTGGCTTTATGTTTGTTTCAAAAGCTAATGGGACTGCTTTTACTATTGCTTCTCTACTCACAAACTTATAGTCTTCAACAGAGGTGTTTAATACTAGTTCGGTCCCGTTTACTTCTTTTGTATTGTTATATCTTTTTTCTTTAGGCTGTACAATAAATTCTATTGGACTATTCATAATCTAAATTAAATTCAATGCTTATGCCCATGTTCTTATTAAAAGACTTCCAAGGTAATATCTCTTCGTCTTTTTTAATGTATACGCAATAAACATTCTCCTCTTCTATTATATCACAAATAATATGGCCTCCGTAAACTTGTTGATTTAATTGGTAGTGCATGGCATCAACTTTATAGTCTCTGCCTACGGATATTTTTCTTATAGTATTCATTTAATTTAAATTTAACCTTTAAGGGTGTAAAATTAATCACACCCCTATAAAGGCATAATAATTTACATTTCTTCAGTTTCAATAACTTCAGGAGCAGGGTCTAAAGCTTTTTTAAGCTCGTTGTAGAACGCTTGCTTTCCAAAAGCCAATTGTTGCAAATTAAACTCCGAAGATTGAATCTTTCTAGTTAAATCAGAAATGTGATTGATAATCGCTTGTTGCTCAGGGGTCATGTCTTCAAAGAAGTACTCCTGTTCGTCAATAATAATTGGCGTCTTTTCTTGTTTTTTTGCCATTTTTATTTAAAATTTAAGGTTAATAATTACGCTAATATACAAAATTACTCTATAACTTCTTCTTCTAAAGGAGAAATTATTTCTTCTTCTGCAACAATCGCTTCTTCTTCAATCGAAGGCTCATACGCTTTTTCGTTGAATCTTTTAGTAACAGTTACAGGGTTTGCGATCTTGTCTAGTTGGTCATCTAAATTAGATTTTAAGCTGTCTAAATCCATCTTAGCCTCTAACCAAGCCACTACGTCAACTTCGCTTAGTTCGTCAAAAGGAGTAAATCCCTCCGCACTAGGAGCCTCTAAAGATTCAACGCCTATGCTGTTGGCATTGTTAATACCATCGGTTGCACTATAACTCCAGTGTACATTATGAATACAATTTTTTAATCCGTCTTTGTCTACGTAACAATCCATTGCTACGATTTTCATTGTGTAAGTGTTCGCCATTTTTATTAATTAATAGTTTATATTTTTAGTTAAATTCAAGGGACACGTTAAGTGTGTCTGAATTAAGATTATTATCGTACATTCCTATCCACGGATTTGTCCAGCTATAATAAACTAATGTGTTTCCATTATAATTATTATCAATACCGCTTAACGATGTATTCGAGTTTGAAGGTGTTAATACAACAATTTTAGAAGGGTCTCCTGAGGATTCTACTTCAACGGTAAGGTATTGAAAAACAGAGTCAAAAGTTTGATTTACTCCAGCCTTTTCAAGCCATAAGGTAGTTGTTTGATTTTTATAGGTAAATCTTTTTATTATCCAGTTTGAGTCCAAAGAATAAATAGAAGAGTCAATCGTGCCTATCGTATACTCACCTCGCCAATAACCTACATCACCTGCAGCGGAATTATTGCCAACATCTATAACATGATCGGAACTAGCGTCTATCTCATTAGTAAAAGTAAATTGAGTTCCATCCCAGTACCTAAAAATAGCGGTATCTGTAGACCCAGTGCTATAATTAAAAGAAGGCCTATAAAGAACATACCAACCCGCTTCTGCAAAGTTTGAAGCAGCGTTCCATACTTTTAAATCAAGAGCCCCTCTAAAGTCATAGTCATTATCTGCGTTTCTTATCCCAAAAGCGGTCTTGTCATTATTTGCAAAATTAATTCTAGCAAAATCATATTCAGTTTCGTTTTTCGAATAAGTGCTAAAAGGTAACGAGTAAAGATATACTTGATACCAATCTTTTCTTACAACAAAAGACAAAGTAACCTCCATGCTGTCTACCGCCTGAGATGTTTGACCCCCTGTATAATTAAAATTACTAGAAGTTTGAGTTATGCTATTTGTGCTAGAGTTTGACGAAGATACAGCATGAAAGTCAAACGACCAACCGTTTGGAGCGGTTAGATACATTAATAATGTAGCATTTTGAAAAGTAATACCGCTTCTTGAAACTTTAAAATAATTCACCCTGCTAGGATCAACAGCAAAACCAATAGTGTTACTGAACGATATTTGTTGAGATGTTGCAGCATTGAAGTTAGAAAAAGTAGCAGTTTGCTGACCACTAATACCCTTAGAAACGGTCATTGTATCCCCGGAAGTATTTGCAGTCGTAGTTGCAAAACCTCCAGTTAATAAAACCGTTGGAGTGTCAGCATCATAACCCCTAAATTCTGACATAGTGTGCGGCGTAAATCCATCAGGCTTGGTTAAGCTGTACTGATTTATTGGATCAAAACCGCCCGCACCGGTGCTCATATTCTTAAGAGATATAGGACTTACCTGGTACTGCAAAAAACTAGACACTGGTATAGTATTGCCGTAATTATCCAATTGCACTTCTTTGGCTAATCCAAAAAGACTTAAAGATCCCGAGTTAGGTACTGCCATAATATAAATTAATCTAAAATTTGACCATTAGGTAACTCTAATGTAACTACCAACGGATCAGTTCTTCTTTCTAATTCAATTGATAAAGAAGACTGCATTTCAGAAATTTCTTCTTCACTAATTAAAAGCAAAAGCCACCCTACAACAATTTCGTGAGTTAAACTTTCATACGGAGTAAAACTATCTAGATTTGGAGCGGAAACAATTTGAACACCTACACTTGAAGCCATGTTTTTATTTTCGTCCTCACATAGGTAAGACCAATGAATTCCATAAACCACATTTTGTAAATCATTTTCTAATATTTTACAATCTAATGCGTTAATTCTCCAAGTGTAAGTATTCATTTATTTTTTTATTTATCGTTATTCTGATTCTTCCGCTGCAATCGGTTCCGCTTCTGGTTCTTTATTAGCTAACCAATCCAATTCAACTACGTCCTCATTCTTAGGAGTTATTTTATCGGAAATAGCCTTTTCAATAACCTCGTTCATATGGTCGGTTGGGTGGTTTGCTTGCGCCCAACTAATTATGTCCGCTTCCGTTAAAGTGGTTATTTCAGAAAAGTTTTCTACACTAGGCGCTCCAACAGGGCAAGCGCCGTGAAAGGTGTGCGATTCTCCAGATTCTGCGTGTGTTCCTGTGTAAGCAAATCTAATGTGTGTAATTACATTTGACAACCCGTCAAGCGATGGTGCTTTTTTTAAAGCCGTAATTTTCCAATCGTAAGTTAATTCCATAATTTTAATTGTTTATTTATTGATTAATTGTTTTAATTCGTCTATTTGTTTTTGTTGTTCTTTGATGGCTTCAATTAATACAGGCACTATTTTAGCATAGTCTACCGTTTTATAACCATCTCCTATTGGAGCGTCTGTAACTATTTCAGGCAGTATAGCTTCTACTTCTTGAGCGGATAAACCTAGCTTTCTTTCTTTTTTATATCCATAAGATTCAGCTATTTCATTAGGCTCGTAGTAAAATCCATTTAATGATTGTATCTTTTCTATTGGATTTTCTATATTACCTAATTTTGTTTTTAATCGCATATCTGAAAAGTATGCAATTACATCTCCATTAAAACTAGCGTTTCCAGTTCCAGAAATACTAGCTACTCTATTTGTTTCGTGTTTAAATATCCAACCCCTAGATGTAGACCCGCTCATAGTAAAATAAGTAGCCCAATCAGATGTTACAGAGCCGTGTGTTCCCTCTCCAGCAGTTCCAGTGAAAGCCAAACCGTATGCTGGCATAGTAGTTGTTTGAGTACCGTAAAGAGATATTCCGTTTCTGGAGGTATTGGAAGCCCCTGAATTAACAGAAATACCGCCTGCAAATATAGCTTGACTTTGATTTGAAATACCCGCAGGGTCTACATAATACCCAGTGTTATTTGAGTCGTAGAAGGTTGGGGTTCTAACCCCACCGTTAAATTGTGCTAAACCGTCAGAAGACCTTATCTCAGCAACAACAGATGGTTGGCCTGTAGCTGTTCCCGATTCCCAAGTCCAACCATAATTCCCAGCATTTTCTATAAAAGTTCTTTGAGCCCAGCTAGTTACAATTG